GTATTAGTCGGTACGAACCCAGTGAAAGTTCCAGCATCTATACGGGCTATATAGTATTGATTGTTGTATTTTACAGCATCCAACCGCTTGCTATTCCCGTAATAAGTCTTGGATGAATCATAAATACCCCTGTAAACAAGTACGGGGCTATCTCCTTTCTCCCCCTTATCACCCGGCTTTCCATCTTCACCTTTATCTCCTTTACTTCCCGTCACACAGATTGCAGCCGTAGTATCACTCGTTCCGTTCGTATAGGTGATAACCGAACGTGTCCATATATACCATTTGTCTTTCCATGTTGGGCGTGTCGTACTCCATGAGCCATTAAGTAATGAGGTTGCCGAACTGGATAGGTAGTATTGTTCAATGATAGAACTTACGCCAACACCGCTATTACCTGTAGAGCCTTTGCCGCCTGTGATACAAACCGCCTTAGTGTAGGTAGTCGTATTGTCGGAATAAGAAACTTTCGTCCTACTCCAAATATACCGCCCATCTATCCATGTCGGGGCGGTTGTTTGCCAACCCGTAGTAGGCGCAACGGAATTTGACGTGCTTTGTGCATATTCCACATCTGCCAATGTCACACTAACACCCGGCTTTCCATCTTCACCATCATAAGGATTTACACGGATAGGGGTACTCCATTTCTGTATCATCAAGTCCGCTTTGCCATTCATTACGGAAGCAATGTCATTCACGGGTAAAGCCCCCATCAGCAAACGCACATCATCGAAATACACGGCAGAGCCGAATACATCATCATCGTAAATAGCAAAGCCTACAGCCATGATATTAACGCTACCACTATGTAATTGCTCTCCGTTTTTGAATACCGTAACGGTACGGTCATTAAAACGGAATGCAAGGTGAAACCACGTGTTAGGCGTGATTACAATACTCTTTTCCACATAGTGCCTACCGTTATATCCGTTCAACATCCACTTGACTTGATTTTGGTCTGACTTCATCCAAAAACAGAGCGTGAAACTTTCTCCAAAGGGTAAATCATAAGGAATACAGCTCTCCATTCCACCACTCAGATTGAGGGCATATCTCGTTCCGTCCTTTACCACCGTTCCACCGCCCAGCACACCATTATAACCGTTACCCGAAATATCGGCAATACTTGAAGTGTCGTTAGCTTCAATGGGCAAATGAAATTTGGTACGGTCTGCAAGCCCGGACTTCTTAGCCATTGTACACCAAATATATTCCAACGCTCCGACTTTCGGCATTTCCGTACTCCACCCGGTAGGGTTGGAAGAATTAACATCCAAATCGGGCGGTACTAAAGTCGAACCATTTTTAGCGTAACGATACTCGTAATATTCGCCAGCTCCGGCATCCGTTCCACCTGTACCCGATTCGCCTTTAATCAAAGCCCAAGTGTAATCCATCGGATTATCACTGTCTTTCTGCACATAGTCGGTGTATTGCCCTATATAGTCACCCGGCTCTTCGCCATTGTTTGCAGTGAACGACATTCCCCCGTTGTCCGAATACTTGATATGGAAGTATGGAGTACGCCCATCTTCACCGGGTAAACCGGGCGTTCCGTCTTGTCCTTTCGTGTCGCTCCACTTGTAAGCACTTGGTTTGTCGCTATCGGTAGGTATCATATCCACGTACAAACCCAACCATCTTCCGGGTGTTTCACCGTTCCCGGCTGTGAACGTTTTGCCGCCATCATCGGAATACTTCTTGTGAAGATAGCTACTCTTTCCATCTTCCCCCTTAATAGCTCCAACATCTTTCCAGTTCGTACCATCCCAAATATAGAGGTTGCCTCCGATTAGATAAGCATCGCCCTCTGAATTTCCAACGGTAGGCAGTTGTGAAACATTTTCCTTAGAACCTTTGATATTGATTGAAGTACCATCAGCACCACGCACACGAAAAGGAATACCCCACGCACCCTCCGCATCGGTCTTGGCGTTCTTTATACTCATCCAAACCACGTTTTCGGACGAAGTTCTGTGCCAACCTCCCGTAGAGCCATCCCCCGTAGGGGTGGCAGGCTTGGTTTCACTGTCATTATAGGTATAGAATACGGATAAACCGCTTTCTCCCTTATCCCCGGTAGAACCTTTCGCCACAACCGACCAATATACGGAATTGGTAGGCAAGTTGCCCATGCTTGGCGTGGGGTTGGTGTATCGGTAGGTACACGTTTCACCAATCACCGTGTAAGCCACCTCATCCCCGGCATAGTACACGTACTTCGGGTTATATGTGCCACGGAACACCCCGATATGTGAGGTGTCCCCACTATCAGAAAGCAAACGGACGTTGTGCAACGTTAATTGGCGTTTTGCCGTTACGTTCCAATCAATAGAACTTGAAGAATCACCGATACGGAACTTGTTGCCGTCCAAATCCAAATAGCACTCCTTATCGCTTG